GCCCAAGGTTGACCAGAAGGTCGCCAAGGGTTCATTCCCCAGATACCAAAAATCAATGTGAACACGTAGATTATCCAAAACCAGATATTTGCGCCCATGATGTCACTCCCGCATTAACAGAGTAACAAGCTTTTGTTCAGCATCATTATATTGTGCTTCTAATAAGCGCGCATAGGCTTCAGGATATCTATCACGTAACATGGCGCGCGTGGCATCATTCATATGAAGAAAATTCATAGCTACTAGTACACGAAGCAATTTCTGACCATCAGCATTAATGATCTCCGGTTCCTCACCTTTAAGGATAACCGGGGGTGATGGCCACCTAGAGTTCCACCGAGGATCTTCTTCATTTCGCATGGTAGTAGGGACCCGATCCGCCCTAGCAACATCGGGTCCCCTGGGGCAGCCGATGGCCGCTTCCACCATTACCGCTCACGCGGTAACTGGTTCAGTGAATGAGAAATACAATGGAGCCGAGTATACTGGGCCATTGTGAACTTGTACAGGAACCACGGCTGGCGCAAAGAGCGAAGGTTTAACGATCGTTGTAACTTCAGTTGAAGATACTAACGTCGTAGGCTCATCAAAATCACCAAACTTGATAATTGTCTCTGCATTGAAACTAGATCCAATGCAAGATAGCGTCAGATCATCACTCCCAGAAACAACCGTATCAGGTGACAATGAATCTAGGCTAAATGCAGCCTCCTGCATCCGCCGATGATGATCTTGCCCAAGTTTCCACTTTATGTGCAGACGTTGGCTCATTGTGCCACAGGCTCCGTAAAGGTAAAGTCAAGTGGTGCCGTATAGATCGGCCCATTACGAACGAGCACCGGTACAACAGCAGGAGCAAAGAGCGATGGTTTCACACCGGTTGTTATCTCGGTATCAGAAACCAAGGTCGTCGGTTCATCAAAATCACCAAACCTAATGACCGAACCCGCCGTGAATCCTGTGCCAATACACGACATCACGAAATCTGGGTCACCAGACACCGCCATAGCCGGGTTGAGTGACGCAAGCGTCGGTGGTACTCCATATTCGATCTCGAATGTAGCACCTTTGGGAATGCTCTTAACAGTTAGTTCCTTGAATAGGACAAGCCCATTCGATAACAAATCACTCCCAGCGCCAATATGAGAAGTTGTAAGATGTATATTAAAGAGCACACTGGTACCATCCGTTAAACTGAAGTAGTCATCATCATAACTGGTTGGTGAGGTTATCATCGTAACTCTGGCAAGTATGCCATCAGTAGCGATGATGGTGCCAACTTCAGCTTCTGTGATTGTGGGCATGATTTACCACCCCTCCCAGTTCCCAAGACTGATCGCTATACCGTAGGTAAAAGCGTCAAGCAGATCGTCATGGCGATCCTCGACGTCACCTACACGAAAGCCCATAACCTGACCAAGAAGATGGTTCTTGGTTACTTGCTTAAAAGAAATGATGCGATTAAACGCTGTTTCTAGTAGCTTGACTTTGCCACGATAGACATAACCAGAAACGTTCAAAGCACGTTCGGCCTTACCAAGCTGTGTCAGCTTCTGCGGCATCTCGTGAACTTGATAATTGCGACGGCGCGCTTGCTGAAGAAGAATGCTGCCAGAAGCTTTGTCCTCAACAAAGCAACCACGCGATCCTAGCCGTGCTTTGCAGCTTACAGAATACTCTTCGAGATTTCTATAAACCGCAGGCAACCAATATTCAAGAACCGAGCCCTCGATCTGCAGGTATTCATAATCAATAATCTTGAGCCACTTTTCCTCGCCTAGTTGCTCATAGGCCCAGTAGACTACACCTGTTCCGTCGTTCTCTTTACCGGTTTTGACGGCAGTGTCCATCGTAGCGAAAACGTACATGCAGCGTGAAGGGAATGGTTCAGGCTTCCCATCTGTTAGCAAGTTTGCTAACGAAAAGAAGGCTTCACCAGACCAATCTACGAATTCAGCCAAGTACTCTTGTGCGTATACGAGCGGGTGGTTATCCGCTTCAAGTCGAGCCAGCTCGTCCGCGGGTAGGAATGGGTTACTATGGGATGGGGCGTGATATTCTGTGAAACCGTATTGGGGGAGATTGCAGATGCGCCAGAAGAAATTGTCCTCGTTGATTCCGTTGGTGTTGGAGGCGACGATGGCCGCGCCACGGAAGTCGAGTAAGGTCGGCCGGATGGCCTTTTCCCAAACAGCCGTTGCATTAGGTTTCGTAAACGCAGCTTCATCGATAATGACAAGGTGGTAATGCCTAGATCGTCCTGCTTTTTCATCTTCTAGGGTCCACAGTTCGATACGTCCGCCGGTGTTGGTGCGCAGAAGACCGAGGTTGCGAGAAGACGATTGAATGGCCGGGGCTAGAGTGACCTCATTCTCGGAATAGGCTTCGGATGCGTAACGATAGTTTGGGACAAACCATCCCACAGAAGCGCCCTTGGCTGCAAGATCGCAGGCCACGGTTTTAAGGAAGACGGTCTTACCCCAACGCCGACCGCAGCGGATTGCACGAAACCGGGCTCTAAGGTTAAACGCCTCAATTTGACCGGGGTGGAGGTCTGGGAGTTCGATATCGTACCCAGACTTTATGTCACGTGCAAGAGGTTGATAGTTCATGAGGCATTCACTGTTGCATTCCACAACTTGGCATGGCAATATGCTTTACACACAACCCAAAGGAGATTACTATGTCGAGAAAACTTATGGGACCTGGGGTCCTAATAATACCGCCAATGTTGGTGACTCTTGGTATCGGGTACATTGCGTGGAAAAGCATCAAATGGCTGCGCAATGGAGAATACGATAGGGGCTTAGCCGGGTTGGGATTTGCTATTATCGCTGGATTGTTTTGTCTGGGTATCTGGCAAGACAACTATATTCCGTTTATTATCAGCGTACTGTTATACATCCCAACGCTGCTTATCATATGTATCGCAAGCTGTATTCACTGGGTTTGCAGAAAAGGGCCTGAACCGGGGTTGAGATTACCGGTCCAGGAAAGTCAGGGAGGAACGCCAAACAATGTGCTTCCGTTCATACGTGCAACCCGTGAAGAGCGAAACAGGGTTATGGCTCTACAGGGTCATAAGTGCGCGAACCCGTATTGTAACATGGATCTAAGGGGCGGTGCGCCCCATTGGGATCATATTGTACCAAGAGCACGGGGCGGAACAGACAGCTTGCACAACATGCAATGGCTTTGTGATGGATGTAACTTGAGCAAGAGTGCTCAGGATTGGCCGGTGTTTCTAACTCAGTACGCAGCCGGGTTGGGAATAACGCCTGACGTCAACAGCGTGCCGATCCAGCGATGGTTTGCTATGAGGCAGAAGGTGTGCCGCTATTGAGAATGTATTCACAGTTGCGGTCCATAGCCGGTTGTGGCATAATGCTTTACAAACAGTTAACCCGGTTGAATGTACTTTCAGTCGGCTAGCGGCGAGGTCGGTTGCTCCCAGAAAGGTATCCTGCGGATTCAACCGGGTGGTGTGCCTTAGAGGCGCGCCGTCATAGTAACCGTTCAAGGGTACCGATCGCCGCACCACCAGAGGAGTAAGGAACATGAACATAGCACAAGACGAACGTGTGTGTACGATATATCGTAATCACGACCGCACACACAAAGATATCAGCATATTCGAGGCACTCGATGCCTTTAGAATCCATATGTGTGATAGCAAAACCGTCGGTGTGACATTGCTATATAAGGGGTATATCACCCTAGAATGGCACGCCAGTAAAGGTGTCGTCTATCCTAGAAAAGAGTTGGTGTGATGTATACGGTTCAAAACGAAAGGGCAAAGCTATGAACAAGGGAAAACCAACATACTACGACGATAACTATGGCTTCTATGATATAGAGAGCGAAGAGGATGTCACTTTCTATCACGAAACGCAGAGGCAGAGCGTGCAGAAAAAGTGTGCCGGGTGTGGGAGGAGTGTTAAGATAAAGCGTGAATACGCCTATTGCAACACATGCGCGGACAAGCTTGAACGGGGAGGGGGCCTTGGCTGACAAGTTCTCGGTCTGCCAGTTTTTCGTAGATGGCAACTACGAATACGTGCGGCGCTACGTCGGAGCTGAGGAAGCTGTCAAAGCGTTCCAGCACTACACAAACTCGGTTGCCGTGAAGATGGGCGTGATTGACCGGGTGATTCTCACCGACGGTGGTGACTGCGTCAACATGGAATGGGTGAAGGGCAAGGGGATCACGTATCCGCCTGAGTTGGTAGGGAGGTAAGAAGATGCCTTGGGGGCCAGGAAAATACGATGATCTATGTACCACTGCGTTTGATGGCGCGAAAATAAAAGGCAGAGGAGGTGTGATCGTTATTGTAATAGATGGGGATAGGGGTAGTGGGTTTTCTGTTCAAGCTGATATTCAAACATTAACAGCACTGCCACTGATTCTAGAAGACGTTGCTAAGGAAATACGTGAAGCTGGTGGTACCGGTTAATCGGGACCATGGCCGTTGCCCTTAGCTCGTTCAGCCGGGGTGATGACCTTGGGGGAGTCGTCGACCGAAGTATCACCTGAGGGCATGATGATGTTAGTTCCAGGGAGGGCGGGCAGACCGCCATGGATTCTGATGTTAAGGTTGGCGTTGACATCCTGGGTCTGCTGGGCCAAGCGCGGGTGTTCGTACACAGCGACCGCCTTCGCAGCATCAATCCTGACGGGCATTGGTAGCCGGGGATCCCATACAACTTCGTTCAAAAAGTCTTTGGGCGGAATACCATATTTATCGTATTTGTGCTCAACAACGCCCTTAACGTCAGCATCAGCTGACGTCAAAGGCGTGTATGGAGGAAATTTGGGCATAGGACATGGGCGGGAAGACCTGCCAGCGTGGAAGGTTCCAGGGATAGACGTGGCATAGGCTCTGCGTCCATCAATGGGACAAGGGACATAACACAGTTTGCCGGGTTTGACAAGGGGTATTTTGCAATGGCAAGAAATAAGAGCCGGTGTTTCATTGGTGGAGATATAGGGTGGAGATATATGGGTTATGTGGATAAAATGCCTGAGGCGGTGAGAAAACGATTAGCGAATAGCCGGTATAATATCTGCGCTGCGTGTGTGACTGAAGAAATGAATGGCCGTGGTGGTGTGAAAAATGAGGAAGCATGGTTTAAGGTTATAGAGTACTTCGAAAAACGTATAGAGGATGAAGAAGATGAAGGATGATACCGAGCCGGTGCGACGAGCGATGATAGAAAGCGGCCAGCCGCAGAAGGATTTGGAGCGGGTGATGGAGGCGGGAGGTGACCGGTGGGATACACAGGAGTTGCAGCGAGATTTTGAGGTAATAGGGTTCTTAGCACCATATGTAGTGGTGCGAAGGCGGGTGGATGGAGTAAGGGGAACGATGGAGTTTACTCACAGTCCAAGGTGGTATTTTGGGTTTAAGGAGGTAGGGGGGTAGGGCCTTGGATCTCGTCTCATCATTCTGGGATAGAGGGGTCTCACCTTGTCTGGTGGGTATTGAGAGCGAAAATAGAGGATGACTGTGTTTTCTGGTAAGAAAAAGGGTGCGGCATAACACCGCACCCTGTGGTATGGACCTTGATGTGGGGTGCAGGGCCATGGCCCTGCACCATTTTGATTACGCTACAGGCGGGCTAGCAAGGGCCGTGGTAGCGGGCTGATTGGTGCCCGCTACAGGGGTAGCGGCCACGGGCAAGGCGCCCTGTTGCCCGTACAACAAGCCATTGGCTTGCAGATACACGCCGTAGGTGTAGAGCCAAATGAGATGCGCCGTAGCGCCGTAAGTACCGGTTGCCTTGAACCCAGCGGCGACAGCCGCTGTGCAGAACGCCTCGTAAGTGAACGTGCCATTACCGGCCGCCGCCAAGGGTGCAAGGACCTTGGTGTACATGACGTGGCCCGGGGTATTGGGACGCCACGGGTTAGCACCCTGTAGGGTGAGCGTGGTAGCAGGCACGAACAGGTTACCAGTGCGTTGCGCTCGGAGACACAGAGCGTTGGCGATATGGTGCCCGCCTTTGGTGGCAATACCCATCGGCGCTTGGTGCGGTGCTGCCGGGATGGTGACCGGGGTGACCGGGGGTGCCTTGGGGGCGACGGACTTGGGAGCAACGGACTTGGCGAGCTTTGCAGTGGACTTGGACATGGTATGGTACTTTCAGGTTGTGCCCCTAGGGGGCGGTTGCGCCAGCACCTAGCTGGCATGCATGTAACCTAATGGCATTAGGGCTCGTTGTAAAGCATTTTATGCAGAAGAATTTGCATGGCTGGTATGCGGAAGACACAGGGGTTAGTGACCACATGTTGGCACGGTATTTGCTACGCGAGCGCGCGCTCGCGCGTTGTTTAAATGTGACGTGCAAATGCATGGCAGTTATGCTGACATAACTGATATGCAAAGATGAGTTAGCACGAAGATGCATGACAGGGATGCGGACATGACAGGGATGCAGAAAGACAAGCATGACAGGGATGCAGAAAGACATGCATGACAGGGATGCGAGATTGGAATGACGGCGGAAAGAAGGCAGACGCTATCCGCGGATTCTATCCAAAAGATTGAGAAAGAAAAAGAGCCGACCCGAAGGTCGGCTCCGATCAACGATGGATCTTCATGTGTTGATGAAGCTTACCCGCTGTAAGAACCTTGTTGCACGCAGGACATTCGCACCAAACTCGCTTAGCATCTTGGTTCTTGCCTGGAATTTTGGGATCTACCCATACCCGGACATTACCGACAAAGCGTGCACCAAGACCTTCTGCCGGAAGATGCTTCTTAGGATTAAGCCCAAGCGCCGCATACAAATCGTACCAGCGCATACGATGAAGATTATCAAGTACCATAGTAAACTCCTTTATGTGCAGCCCCAAAAACACAATGCCATATGGAAGCGGTCATTGCAAGTGTGATGTGGTCATTTGAATTGATGTCATTTTGAACTGATGTCATTCTGATCTACTGATGTCATTCATACGTGAAGACCCTTAAACGTGCGCGCACGCGCGTTGTTTAAATGTGACGTGCAAATTTTGTAGAATCTTTCATAAGAATCTTATCTCTGTACGATTGACTCGGTAGAAAAGAATAAGAGAAAGACGAGCTGACCGGGGGATGGACCCGGCCAACTCGTCAGGGCGATCACTCTACATTAATGAAGCCCTTGGAGTAATCCCACCGAACATCGTTGGCGGCAAGGCTCTTGGGGTTCCCGGCCTTATTCGATTTGTCAATGTATTCGCCTACCGTCATGCCATCTTCGTACAACGCATACCGGATTTGCGAATGGCGCTTCTTAGGGTTTTGAGATGCAGGGATCAGGATCTTGATAACCTGCTCGAGCTTAAAATGTGGCTGCGCAAGATACTTGACAACCGATGGTGTGGACTTACGATCCTTCTTCGGCTTCTTGGGCTTATCGGTGGTTTCAGCCGGTGTGCCTTCTGCAACAGCCTCAACAAGAGCAGCCACCGGATTTGGGGTTGTAGTGACTTCACGCATGTCATCTGTCTTGGGAGCAGGATTGACCGGGGTGGTGGCTTGAGTCGCGGTCTCTTTCGTGGTAATGCGGTCTTGCATTTCTTTCAAACGCTCGGTCTTCGACTTCTTTGCTGTTTTGGTCATTGTCGTGTGCTTTCAGGTTACAGTGGCTTTCGGCGTTATTGCCTGCCACCTGTTCTGTATACCCTACTGAAAGTACTTTGTAAAGCAAGATTGCATCTTATTTTTACAGACCGAGTCAATCCGCCGAATCATATCATTGATGGAATCGTTCGCAATAGATAGAGATGACCGGGGTTGATTAGACCCCGGTCGATCTTTACAGTTGTCGGCGTTCAATCTTAACGTTGATATCGTCTAGATCTGCGCTCGTTTCCATCCACTTCTTGGCGACATGAGCATGATAAGGAGCGAACCTTAATGCTTGATCGCTACAGAGCCTACCTAGAGTACTAACGATCTCTGGAAGACCATAATAGGATACTAACCGGGATAATATTTCTGCATCGTCTGGGTTCATGGTTTCCCTCTGTTTGTCCTCGTTTTGGGGTCGAATACATAATGTGCGTACGGCGTACATGCAGGTTTGTACAATATGTTTTCTGTTTTTCTAGGCTTTTATACCCATTTTGGTGACATTTTCTATTCATCTACTGAGGTATATGCACTGCACAAATACCTCCGATTTATGATGGTTTTAGGACTGTTTTGGCCGCTGTTGGCGCAGCCTTCCCGCGATGTCATTTTCGCGGTTGTACGATGTCATTTGACACTTAGAAGAGCAGAATTTCTGCCAAGATCTGCGTGCAAGAAACTGATTCTTGCACTCAGGGCAGGTTCGCGGTTTCATTAGATATCCTGGTTTAGGACGTGATGTCATCTGTTTGGTCCTTTTGGTTGTAGTGGGGCGGTAATGCCATTAACATATGGCGCGCTACTTGGCCAGCCACAAGCCATAAAAACGCACAGGAGCATCGTTTGCGGGCTCTGGAGAGGCAATCTAGGCGCAATAGCGGCTAACGCACCGTAATTTTCGCAAGAGGTACGGTGATTTGGCAGAAGTTCGTATCGACTAATACACGATTGTGGCCTATCAAATGGACAATAATAGCCTGGATATCGGCGACTGGCGTGTGGATTATCACGCGTTTGCCGGGTTTATATGGATTTGCGGCTGTTTTTTCAGTAACCAACTGGTTGAGTGACTCCATTATACGGAGTTTGTCTATGATGTCATTCGGTACAAGAGCGATATTCGGTCCAAATCTAACGTAATACGCGCGTGGGTGTGTGGATACGAGACTGCGGGGGTGGGTTGCTGAATCTGGTCTGGCGAAGATATAACCGGGGTAGACTGGGGTGGGGATTGATATCGGTCTACGCATTCCGTGTGGGCGGGAAAGACGTCCGTATTGTGGGTAGTAAATTTCGGTCGCCGGGAAGTGCTCTGCGATGTGTTTTGTGTACCGGTGTTGTTGGGCGGTGTTGCAGTGTAGTAGGAACCAAAACATGGTTCGACCTCTTTTCAAACGAGGGCGGCTGCACACATGTGTGGCCGCGGGGGAGAGCAGGCGCATGTACTTTCTGTACTTCCTGCACATACATGCGTGCGCATATAAAGGCGTTCAAGGTTGAACTGCATGTACGCATGGATGTACACCGTACACGGTTTATTGGGAAAACCAGACAAAACCAGTACAAACCATGTACATCCACGCACAACCTGGTATACCAGGATTTGCAACTTATTATACATCCTCTAATCCTTATTTTGATGTTGTTCTGTACAATCATCTACAAATACTTCAGTTGCATCTGGGTTTAAACACCGATCCAAGGCCCCTGGATCTATCTGCTCATACCTGATACTCCACTTGCTTCTAAACCAATCCCGTAACTCGTTCGCCTTGTAAAATACAGCATTCCTATTCAACCATGCCCTCAATTTATCGATGTCCCCATGACTCACCCCGTTTCGCTCACACCATATCTCCAAAACATCTAGTTTGAAAAACATTTTCTCTTGCTTATGTTTCAATCTAATAAAATCCCCACACTTTCCCGATAAATATTCTTCACCTCTTGCTCTTACCATCATCGGTACATGACGCAAAATAAATCTTTCCAACAAACGCAACTCTTCTGCTCCCTCCCGGTATACTTCACCCGGCTCCACTACCACGGCATCTTCTAAGTTTCTATTGACCAATTCTGTCCATTCATGTTTCTTCATTGGTGGAATCATTGACATTCGATGTTCCATCCGTTTAATATTAAATTTGTCCAAGCTATTTAAATCTCTAGCCTCCATCTGCATTCGATCTTCCCCTACAAAGAATACAGCAGGGACAGTCTTTAGTATCGTGATACCAAAATCAATCTTACTAGAATCACCTTTACCATTTCCGACTCCATATGTTTCCAACCGGCAAATCCGTGCGTTGCATCTTCCATTAATCGGGGGTTGATCGCACGTATATTCATACGTGCGGTGCTTCATGTCCTTGATCATCTCTTCTAATTTCTGTTGATCACCGGGTGGCTTAAGGATAAAATAGTTGACCCATCGTAATGCATCTTCCCAGTTTTCGCTATATTTTCTTTTAAAGAATGTGGCACAGTTGAATAAGAAGTTGTGCTGGTATGTGGAAACGCCTAGTTCTGCAAGGATACTAAGACAATAGGGGCCATGCTTGAATGTTTCTTGTGGTGTTGCACCATCAAGAAGCCATCTACCGGTTGACTTCGTTCTGCCATTACCGTTACCATTGGGCTGGGCATTGGAAGATCCCTTATCTTCCAATATACTTGGATCCGCATACACCTCGCCATATATTTCCACGAACTCTTCAACCAACAGATTACCCCCCGTTTCAGTGATCGCGCAGTGATCGTCGGTATCGTAGGGCATGAAAACCCACGATGGGGCATCCTGTGGGTCTGTTAGACGTGCCTGCTTGGGGAAGACCTCATTCCCGGCCAAGTTCAAATATGAGCATAT